GTCGTCCAGGGGGTGGCCGTAGCAATGGCACAGCCCCCCACAGCCGGTGCCACGGGGGCGGCACTGTCCGGATGCGGGACAATGCCACACGGATGACGCTGTGTGTCACGGTGGTGGCATTGTGAACCAGCGTCAATTTCGTATCGCTGTTTTCACCAGAGTTTGGCACGGAACGTTCGATTCCTCTATATAGGCGGTGCCTGTTGTTGGCACGGAAGTGGGTTCAACGGAAAGGATAGGATAATGCAAAACGAGCACGCAGTAGCCAGTGCAATGAGGGATACATTCTGGAATTATTTCTACTGGACAGTGTGTGATGCCAACGGCGAGGACTATTACGCCATGGTGCCAGTAGTACGTGCAATGCTGGCACACACACAAGACGAAAGGGAACGGCAATGCAATTCTATAGCGACGTAGAGAGGGAATCAGACGCACGCGCATTACCAGACTGTGAGGCTTTCCGTGTTGTCAGTGGCGACGTTTGGAACATGCCACGCGACTGTGATGATAAGCTAATCATGCTAGATCCAGGCTGGTACTGGTGGTCGTGCTTCCCAGGTTGTCTGCCAGATAGCGATCCGTTCGGACCATTCGATAGCGAAGCACTAGCTATCGCAGACGCAAGGGAAAGGAACTAGCCATGGACATCCACATCGGCATTGACGGAATCGCGTACATAAGCGCGACCGTTGCAATCGTTTACTTGATCCGCTTTTGGATCGTTATTAGGAAAGGATAGGACAATGGGCGCAATGAAACATGCATACATCGGCGCATGCGAAGATATCGAACGCATTAGAGCAGAACTGGCAACATGGTACAGGTACAATTGCCGATTGTTCTCATTTGAGCATCGGGTACGCATCCGTACGGCGTTGCGTATGATTCGTGAAGTATCGGTGGATTGCCATGCTTCATTCGGAATTGAGCATATGCCAATGACAACCAAAGAAACGAGCAACCGTCCGTTCTTCGCGGATAGAGCAGACGCATTGAAAGCGTAGGCGATTCGACAATCGAATAGTTCCCTTGCAAGGGGATCGTATCATTAGCTTAGGCTTTGGTGCGATCCCCTTTCCTTTGGCTGCGTTGGACGCAATCGTATCGTTTGGTGGAATCATACCATGCAGTGCGTTTGTGTATGGTACAGACGAACACAGGCGGTTTGACGGATCGGCGTAGAATCAGTCGAACCGTAGGCGTGGAGAAACAATCTCAAATGTTACAAAGAAAATCTTGACGTGTTCTGTTAGGGTGCGAATGCCACATGTTGGCACCCGAAACAGGTGTTCGATATCGGACGTGGGCGGTTTCGGGACATCGACCGATATCGGACGTGCCGCGGGCGTGTCGGTGTCGGACACGGGGAGTGGCCGGGATCGGACGGAAAAACGACACGGGCTGTTCCTGGTGAAATCTCCCGCTAAATTTTTACGTTTTTCCAGGCGCTACTCCGTCTGGTACAAAACATAACTCAAGCTAACTGCGGCCACTCCGGTAAATATCCAGAGCAAGGGTGGCCACGCGAGCCATATGCCGTAGCCCATCAGGCCCACGCCAGCCATGCAAATCAACAGTTCAGGCAGTCTGCCCATTTTGTGCCTTTATACAAGAGGTTCATCCTCACACTCAAATAGTAACCTGAACCGATCAGGCACGCGCCCATTCTTACCGACTACAGGCAAGCATTTTATGGTGTTACACTTAAAAACGCGGGTTAATCTGCCCCCATCGACTACCCCCTTCTTAGTTACTGTGCAGCCAGTTATAATTTCTGGCATTGTCGTAAGTGACCAAACGGCTGACGATCTATACTGCATTGCGTTTCCGCTACTTGGCAACCCGGTGATTACATTTATCATAACCCTTTTTGAGATCTTCGTCGGTTGCACCCGCTTGCCATATGTCATGCTTAGAGTACGCATCATCCAACTCCTGAGCAGCATCATAAAACGTGCGATTAGCATCTTCTATCATTTTAACACCGGGCAATCGCCATGTTTCAAGTAATTGAAGAACAACATTAGATAGCACATAGTCCGCCCTGTATGGGATTTCGCATACCCCATCTATTGCCCTGCACAAACACGTTGCAAGTTCCCATTCATATCCAAGGTTATACGGATTATTGAGAGGTTCTTCATCTTCTTCATCAACTATGTCACCTTTTCGCCAACTTCCATCGGCGTACACCATGACCCCCGGCACTTTTATTTTCACATAGACGTCATCGTATTTCATCTACCGCTCCTCTGACAGTAGTTTGTCGGCTGTCAATTCTCGCTCTCGTTGACATTGTTTCTTCGTTCGCATCCTGAGTTCTGCAATCGCACGAGGCCGCTTGCGGTTCTTCCAGGGCCTCAGTTGTTCCTTATCCATAAACAGTTCTTCAGTCACAACATAAATCACCTTGGCTGCTCGTCCATCCACCGACACCGATTCTCTTATGATTCTGAATCCCACGTCAATTCCTTCGCCATTTCCACGCCCCGTTTTTCGATGGCATCGAGGTCGGCAGCGTCAACGACTCTCGTATTCCGCAAAGCTCGCCAGTCATCAGAAAGCTCTATGGTTCCAATTTCTACCGTTCCGTTACGGATATTCAGAGACTCCGCCTCCAACACGGCGTCTTTGTTCTTGGATGGCAAGATGTGGCCGCTGTTTATAAACACAACGTCGCCTGCCCCTGGTACTTGGCCGCTCGTCCAAATTAAGGGGTTATCCCATTCCCCGGTTCCGCCAGCCCACCACACGGTTCTGCTCGTCGGCTTTCCCTGATCCAGTACCAGCAATTCCTCAATCGGCTTTCCCAACATCGGGAAATTCCACTTGAACAGCCCGGCGAGCATGACGCCGGTTATTGATCCGATGAATCGTCTGCGTTCCATATTGAATCGCTCCCGAAGAAGTCCCTCTTGAAATCGCGCCACATTTCGTTACCTAGCACTGCCACCATCACCACCAAGGCCCAAATGGTCAGAGGCAGAAACAGTACTGCCGCCAAAACGAAATCAAACCCATTCACGCTAACAACTCGCCATTTCATGTCGTCCGCCTTTCCTAGGATGCCCGAGAAGGCACCTGCAATCGATTCTAAGGCACTTTCTCCCCACGCCTATCCCCTTTCAACTCCACAATCGTTCCGGCGCTTAGACGCGAAGCAACGCGATCGTCGTACAGGGCGTCAATCTGCTCCAGGTTCAGGTTGGATATGAACACCGCCGGTTTTTGATGGCGGGTATCGATTGCCTTTTTGAGTACGTCGTATTGGAAATCGGTTGGCTGCCTAGCGCCGAAGTCGTCTAGGACCGTTAGATTACTTTTCGTCCACGGCCTCCAAATGTCGGCCTCAAATATCCGATACCCACCTGACGAATACGCTTCGCCTTTCATGGCCAAGCGCAGATTGGCACACATATCTTGATAATCGGCGTAGCGGCCACCCCACCAATCAAACATACAAAGGGCCGCGCAGGTCTTGCCACTTCCTGCTTCGCCGTGAAGAAACAATGGCCACGGCTTACGTCCGGTGATCAGCAATCGGATGGTATTGCGTAAATGCTCGCAGATAAACGCTTGGGAACGATAATTGTCGGGGAGGTTATAACGTCCTTCCCGGCGTTCGATCTTACAACACCCTTCGTCCCGCCCGGTTTTTGCGTTTTGGAGCATGTTCTGGATTGCCTTATTGACCCGCATTGTTATCCCCTGCCTCATCGCACAAGTTAGCTGTTTCTTCGTCAATCAGGTCATCGTACACCCTCTTTGTATCCGCAACATCGCCGTCAGGGTCCCATCCGTTATAATGCGCCATAATTGCTTGCAGCAGATCTTCTGTCGCGTTTAACACCGTAACCTGTGTGTTTATGAACTCGCGCAAGCGTTTGATTTCGGTTACGCATTGCGCCAAGAGAACAACTGGCACCCTGTTATATCTCCCATCATTTGCTATTGCATCCATTTCCTTTAGCCATCGATGGGCATCAACCATTGGCATATCACATCCCCGCATATTTTCCTGGCCTCGATTGTACCCGTCCGGGCGGCTTGACCGCAGATGGTTTGGTTTCGTCGAATAGTCCTGTCCAACCCTGCTCTATCGACCGTTCGATACTGGCTACGGCTTGGTCCGCGCCCATGGCCGCCAGTTTTTTGATTTGTCTGGTGACGGTACTGGCAGTGAGTGGTTTCCGCCGTTCTTTTCGGTAGACCACCCAACACCGCCATGCAAACTTGAATTCGGGGGATTCTTTCAGTGGCGATCCGTTCAGTTTGGTTTCGATTTCTTCCCACGACGAATGCCCCCGAAGGGGGGTAGGGGGGTTATTTTTTACTTGTTCTGTTATGTTCTGTACTGTGGTCACACTTTTGTCACACTCAATGTGTGACAAGCTCGACCGTTGCTTTTGCTTGCGTTTTGCCGCTTTAAGGCGCTTCTTGGCCGATTTGGACATCCAGTTGTCGAAGTTGGGTATAGTGATTCCGTCCTTTTCGACCACCAACCAGCCCGCCTTTTCGATCGCACTTGCAAACCCTGTCACACCAACAAGTCGATCTATGTTCACTTTTGTCACACCTAAAGCGTGACCATTGTGTGACTGCGCGTCAATCCACGACCAGAGGCAATGCAAGATCCCGATGGTTTCGTACACGCCTACGTCGAGACTGTTCGATTTGATATGGTGGACGGATCTCCCGCTAAATCTGTACGCATCACTATCCAAGACATGCAAGCCTCCAAAACCTATCCCCCGGCTTTTCAGGGCCGGGGGATAAAGGCGCATCAGAAGCATCACCCAAAGATACGCCGGGTTTGGATTGGAAAGTTTGATGCTTCATGCTCGTATCATATTCAAGCACCGACCAACGGTCAACCATGCTCACAAGGACCATCTGTTTTTCTTAAGAGCCTCACCTATCGCTGTCATCCGAGCGCCGATTCTCTGAGCAAATTTACTGCAATTTGGACAAGGGCAATTGCTCACACGCCTATACAATGCCACCATGTCACTCCACAAAGCATCTCGACCCTTACAGTGGTCGCAGCGGATGATCTCACACCGACATTCGCATTTACTCATAATTCCTCCTACTCCCCCGCCCGCGAAGGGTCAATCGTCTCCACCGGGCCAGCCAGATCGATCTGTATTTGTATCGTGAAAGGGTCGTATATGCCGTTCGCTAGCTGGCGGCCCCAGTTGATTTCCCTGACGGCACCGTAGAATTGGAACAATCTAGCACCGACACTAAGCGAAACGGTGCATTCCATTACGTCCGTAGCCGCCCTTCCGCACTCCGGACAGTGCGGTGTCTTGAGTTCGGAATGGTTGCAGTCAGGCATTGTCAAGCTCCTTGCAGCGGGCGAGCAGGTCTTTCAGCTCGCGCGCTCGCCCTATTCGATTCACAGCAACACACTCGTGCAAGCCGTTTTCTATCGAAGCCACGATCTCCGGCCACAACTCGTCCCGCTTGACGCAGCGGGAGCAGCGGTTATCTGCATCTATCCATCGCACAAACTTTCCTTCTGGGTCTTTTACCGTGACTGTCTTACACGTACATTCCATCATCCATGTCCTTACAAGTAGCCTTCGTGTTTCAGGCACCATTCAATATAGGCTTTACCGAGAGCCTGGAAGGTCATGTGTTTCTCATTCTTCGCTTTACGCAAGGCGTCGTGAACTTCGTAGCCCAAGTCAACACAAACGTAACGCCTCTTACGCTCCTCTTTAACGACCAAGGGCTTCACTAGCGTTTTTGCCATCACCCATCCCCTTTCAGTGCCGCGAGGAGGGCGTCGGCCATCTCGCACGCGAACGTAGCCAATGACGGAGGATCTATACCCGCGCTTGGGCCTTCGTTTCTCCAAGTTCCCAGCCAACCCTGCATCGCCAGCCCCGCGAAGTATTCACGCTTGGAGAGGCCCAGGGCTGTCTTGAAGTCGCCCCCGCTATGTTGACTCGCAAACGCCGGTCCGCCATCGTCGATCGGTTGCTTTTCGTCGCCCATCGTTCAGTCCTTTCGTTTGTGCCGCTTGTGCATCTTCTCAAACGGCGCCTGTTTCCTTGGAAACCCCTTCGCCAGCAATTCCTTGTCACGGGCCTTGCGAAGTTTGGCGTCTTCGGTTTGATCCAGTTTTAATTGGGCCACCACCGCCAGCATGAGTTCGATTTCTCGTATCGCGCCCGTAGTAGACGAATCCAACTTCATTAGAGTGGCGTAAGTCTTCTGGAAGGTTAGTAAGTGGTTTTTCGTGCAGTCAAGCTCAGCGAGTGCGCCGCGAAAGAATGACGCCTTGATGGTGCCGTCGAGGTTGAATGGGGTTGTGTTCATTGGTTTGATCGGCCCCCTTCTTTAGTTCCCTGGTAACCCTGGTACTGCTCGCGTATGTGAGTCAAGTACAAGGTTTACATCTTTATGCACCATGAGCGCATTGAAACCACCAGCCATAATCTGGCCATTGCGATCATGCTTCTGCACACGATCCGCTGGCAGCTTGGTGACATCAACCGCACAGTGCCGCCTAATTGCACTGCGCATGGATCGTGCCGCTTTTGCAAATCGGGATTCGTTAATGTAAGATGCATCTACATCCGTACACACCTGAATATTCCCCTCTTTAGTGCGTATCGTTGTTTCGATTGCGTCGTGCTTGCGGGTGGCTAGCCGTCGTTCGATTTCTTGACACAACCCAAGAGCCGCAAGGCCATAGGCCGTGGTCCCGAACTTTGTTTGCGTTATCACCTCTATACGATCAACAGCTACCACGTCGCCCTTTTGCAACCTATCGCAATCAATCTCTCGCTCGAACCTGTCCATGTCTACCATTTTGGTATCTCCTTAAAAAAGAAAACCTTTACATTACCTTCAAGTCCTTTCATCTCCAGTCCTTTCCTTTCCGATCCAATCCCATCCCGTCCAGTATGGCCCCGTCCTTTCCGTTCCGATCCCATCCTTTCCGGTCCTGTCCTATCCTTTCCTTTCCGTTCCCATACCGTCCTGTCCATTCCGTTACGCTACCCTACCCTACGATACATTCCCTTGATCGAATCGCCATATATAAATGCAACCCTTACATTCCAACTCCCATCCGCTACTGTCCCGTCCCGTCCAGTCACATCCGCTAACCTACTGTCCTTTACCATCCTTTAATCAGACCGTTATGTATGATTAAAACCCTTACATTCCTTTCCGCTCAACTACCCTACGTTCCCGTACACTACAGTCCTTTCCAGTCCCCTACCCTCCACTCCGCTCCCATATTAAATCATTATGTATGATTGAAACCCTTGCCTTCCAACTCCTATCCGCTACTGTCCCGTCCCGTCCTTTCACATCCGCTACTTTACTGTCCCGTACCATCCGATCCGGTCCGTTCCCATACAATCTCGTCCTGTCCTTTAATCGAATCGTCATCTATGATTACAGCCTCTACCTTCCTTTCCCATCCCCTCCGCTCCCATACCCTACGCTCCTTTCCACTCCCCTCCAGTCCCGTCCAATCCTCTCGCCCCGTGGCAGCAAACGCCACCACGGGGCACTCGTGTAACTCTAACTGCTACGCCGCCTTAGAAGACGTAATCTCGTACTTCCCATACCGAGGCCGATTGTCACTCAGCCCGACGTAAACACCTAAATCCTTAGCCGCAGCAATCACCTGCGACTCGTTCAGCATTTCGGGCATATAGTCCACGTCGAATGCCAGCGACCATGCCCGAAAAATCGGACGGGTGCGCATGATAGAAGCCGTACCCACGCGAGCCTTACGAAAGTCCACGAAATTGCTGTCCAAATACAGCTTTTCCATGTCCTTCGGCCCCTCGTATTTGATTGGCCATAGGCCGTCGCACACCATGCCAGCCTTGAATACTTTGCCGAGGTTGTTCCGCTTCGCTGCGGTAATCAGCCCCGCCTCGATACACTCACCCGGCCAAGAAGGCCTGCCCTTGTCGTCCAGGTATAACCCACCAAACCACTCCAACTTCATTAAGTCTTCTGTGTCCTGGTCGGTTTTCTTGCGTTTGGCCGTAATCACTTTCATCTGCTTAACGATTTCGTTCAGCGGGTTGGCTAAACGTCCGTTGTGCATGATGGTTGGTGTAAGGCCTTCTGCGATAAAACTGACTTTCTTGTACATCTCGTACTCCAATCGAAGCCGCTGGCATTGATGGGTGCCAGTTACCCTGAACACATATAGCTATTCCACAGAATACACCCCCTTCCCGCAAGGAGACGGGAAGGGGGCTGGGGTCCGTCAGGCTGGCCAGGATTGTTGGTGACAAGACGGCCAGCCGAAACGGGTTGAACCATGGAATGTTTACTTGTCACCATGCTCGAAATATACCACATCTTTCGCCGCCGTCAAATATAAAACATAAAAACATTGTGAATCCGCTTGCACCCCGTCGATACGTGGGGTACAGTTGGTCCATGGTGACAGGAAGAATCAATCGAAAGGAAAGCCAAATGCCAGCCTGGACTAAGGATTTGCCCGAAAGTGCTTGCAGCGGAGCTGTGAACTGGTGCGACACACAGCCCGATTTCGCCACCGCTTGGGCGAGTTGCGAGCGCGGCGATTGGATGCTGTGGCTCGTGGGTATTCAAGCGGGCCCGCCGGGCGATGACAAGCGCAAGCCATTGGTGTTGGCGACGTGCGAATGTGCTCGGCTGGCGTTGGGGCATTTTCCCAAAAGCGAAGAACGTCCACGTACAGCGATAGAAACGGCAGAGAAATGGGCAAGGGGCGAAGATGGCGTGACGTTGGCTAACTGCCGCGATGCTGCTACTCATGCTGCTGATGCTTATGCCGCTCATGCTGCTGATGCTTATGCCGCTTATGCTGCTACTGCTGCTTATGCTGCTGCTGCTACTGCTGCTTATGCTGCTGCTGCTGATGCTTATGCCGCTCATGCTGCTGATGCTGCTGCTGAAGCTGCTGACGCTGCTGCTTGTGCTGCTGAAGCTGCTGCTTGTGCTGCTGATGCTGCTGATGCTGATGCTTCGAGAAAACAAACGTTGAGGCAATGTGCTGATATTGTCCGCAAACATTACCCGCGTTTTGCATTGGTAACTGAAAAATGCCCGGCTCCAACCTCCCAGCAGGCGTAACAGGCGTGGAGGAATACTTCGGCGAAGAAGGCGAATGCCCGGACTGCGGCTGCTACGTGAGCAGTCAGGGGCCGTGTAGGTCGTGCAGAGAAGATCGGATAGCCGATGAGAATGAAGACGTGAGAAACGGTAGCGGCTCGTAGGGTCGCCACCCGCTTAGCCCCGCCTGGTCTTCGGACAGAGTTCTGGCCGGGGCGACTATTGAAGTCCGGGAGGACTGCGAGCCTTGCAATTGGACGCATTCATGGCGGGGGTAATAGCCGCCTACAGCAGTGACAGCCGGGAGAGACCGGCACTCTTGAAAGGATCAATCATGTACGGATGCAAGGGTGGCCAGGGAAGGCCGGACACAGGCATAGTAGATAACGCGGTTGCGATTTTCGTGCTAGCGTTAGGATTTGTGGCGGCGATTGTGACCGCAGGGAGTTAATTGTGACTGAACCGATGAGCGGCGAACGGCTGGCGAGTATGGATGGGTGTATTGAACAAGCCCTGTGCCAACGAGCAGGTGAATACACGGGCGAAGAATGGTTGGCGAAGGTGGCGGTGCTCAACAGGGAAATCACCCGTCTCCGCGAGCAGGTGAAGTCCATGCAGACACATAACGCGCTGGGTTCCGAGGAAAATGTCAAACTGTGGAGGCAACTCCAAAGGGCGAACGCGGCGCGCTTGGAACTAGACACTCTGACTATGCCGCTTCCGTTGTCGCTACGAAGGAAATTAAACGCCTGGCGAGCCATCCAACCAAAGGAAGCGAGTAAATGAATGGCGAAACGAATGCACGAGGGACAAACGAGGATTTGGGTCACGGACAAAGCAAAGTGGATGCTAAAAAAACTATGCAACCGATACCTGCGAAAGGAATGCACGCAGGCCAGCATAGCGATAGAGGAAGCGTACCAAGCGGTGCGTGCCAAGGACAAGGCAGATAGGGATCGAAAACGAAAGGCTAAACGATGATTGCACAGGGAACAAAAGTCTTCCGATTCATGCTCATTGATGGCAAGGTTGCATTCAACGAGGGCGTGGTTATGACCGAAAGAGGACGGGGTAATTGGTATAGAGTCCAGTGGCTCGAAGGCCACGAATCAAAACACCAAAACATTGGACCCCATTTGACGTCTTTGCGGTCTGTTGCGGAAAGGGCGATGAAATGGCTAACCGATCAACTTGTAGTTGTACAGAGGGAAATGGATATTCTAAAAAACCAGAGCAACAGAGGCGTGTCGGTAGACGCGCTATGGGCGGAAAAACAAAAGTTGCGTAAAGCAATTTTCGAGCTTCCACTAGATTACTTGGCATATTGTTCGAGAGACTTAAACGATGAAACTGACCAGCACTAAGGACAAACACCTCACCACTATATCCGCCCTGCTACATGGCGATAGCGGGATCGGGAAGACAACCAGTGCCTTGACGCTGCCGGAGGACCGGACACTACTGGCAATCGGTGATCGTGGCGCGCTGCCGCTACGCTACAAGGACTACCCTGTTTTGCGGTTTCATACTTGGGACGACATACAAATCATTTATCGGATGTTCGCTCGCCCGGATGGGATTGAGGATGCGGAAATCAAATCCAAGGTCAAAGGGACAAGAGTTCTGTTTGTCGATTCTCTCAGTAAGATTAGCGATTTGTGCGTAGAGCACATTGTAAATGTTGAGCGCGTTTCTTTGACAAGAGAGCGCACTGGAAACAAAAGAGACGAGCCAGTAGGGATATACAAGAAGCAGCTAACACAAGAAGATTATGGTTTGTTCCGCAGCAAAATCGCCCATCTACTTGCATCGTTCACCGGGCTTAATGTCAACATCATTATGACGTGTCTATCGGCATGGAGCAAAGACAAACATGGCGGCGACGTGTACCGCACGCCGAACCTGCCGGGGAAGATTGCCACAGAATGCCCTGCGCATTTCGATCTGGTATTGCACATGGGCGTGAACGATGACAACGAGCGGAAATGGCAAACATTCAACGACGGCGAGATCCTTGCCAAAGACTCAAGCGGCGCACTCGATCCGTACGAAGAAACCGACTGGACTAAACTGTTCAGCAAAATCCTGAAAGGAAACGCGAATGCGAAGCCTTAGTGATTACGAGGGCGAGGGTGGGAGTTGGTTGCGCGATGGTTGGCACGATGTGATGATCGACGGTTGGGAAATGAGGCCAAACCCCAACAACGACAATCGCGGCGTGGAGTTTTCGCTCAAGGCTGGTGAAGCCAAACAGAAAATCATGTTCTGGCTCACGGGTCCGAATCTAAAAGAAGAAGGTGCCGCCAAAAGGCTGGCTCATTTTGTCAAATGTTGCGGTATATCAAAAAAAGAATTCAAGGCTTATGATCTCGACATCGATAGATCGCATCAGGTCATGGTCGGCAAAACTGTTAGCGTGGAAGTAGCTCGCCAAACCAGAGGCGATCCAAAATACGGGGAAGTGATCGAATGGCAATCCATTGACGCCCCCAAACCCGCCCCTCGTCCGCAAAGTAAGTTTGTCGAACCGCAACCACCAACCGGGGATGAGATACCTTTCTAGTGGAAACATCAACCGAGCAAATAATCAGCCTAGCCGTCATCAACCCTAACAACGGCGTAGAAGCCCGATGCCGATTCAAGGGCAAGATCGATCGAGTCGAGGAAAGCAAAATCATCGATTGGAAAGGAGTAGCGAAGGTTGACAGGTTTATCACTCGATCCCGAATTGGCTATCAAGGCGAACTATACACCTTGGCCAAACAAGCGGCGAACGTGGCCATCGATGAGATAGAATACCGCCTAATCGCCCGCCCGACGATCCGAATGTACGTTAAAGATGAAAAGGAATCGAAGGAGACCGGCCTTCCAGTACCCGAAGTGTACGAAAACCGTTGTTTGAAATGGCTCTTGGGTGATCCCGCTAAAATGACAACCCACAATTACCCGATCCATTCCGCCAAACTCGAACAGGCGGAATGGTATCTGTGGGAATCGTCGCGCCGCCTCCTTGAAAACCGACGCTGCGACCGCTGGATACCCAATACTCATGCCTGCTTCGCATGGGAACGGGAGTGCCAGTACATACCACTATGCGATGCCGTCCAGAACGGCGCTGACGTAGAATGGCTGATCGATTCGGGCTATCGCGTACTTGATAACTCTCATCCAGAATTAGGTGATGAGGGTAAGGGTAATATCATTACCTATTCGTCCCTTGGCGATCTGCATTTGTGCGAGATGATTTACTTTTGGGCACATGAGCGACGGCTGCGAAAAGGCGTAGGGGAAGACTCGGAAGCCTTATGGATTGGTAACGCCATGCACGCTGGCATGGAAAAGATTGACGAAGGGCCGGAAGCGGCTCGCTTAGCGGTTACGGGATGGGCAGATAGGAATCCCGTCTTGGGCGAAAAAGATAACCACATGCAGGAGCAACAAGTGGCTCGTGCGAACGCAATGATACGAGCGGCTGCGATTAAGTGGCCGATGGAAATGCCGAACTATGAAATTGGGGTCGATATGGCGGCTGGCCCTGATATGTCAATGCGGGATGGCATCGTGGACCAGCCCGATCATGACGACCACAACGCACCGGATGATGACTGATGGCGAATACTGACCACGTGGGCGGATTGATTACCGTTTTAGGAATGTCACTTGTTGGCTACGGGTTATCGTATATCCACGTTGCCGTTACATGGGTGTACGCTGGGCTCTTGGTTTACTATATAGGTTGGCACATGCTGACGAAAACGAAAGATCGCAAAAGTGACTAACGAGATCCACTACCCATGGATGGACGAACCCGACATCCCCGACCCACCTGAGATCAAGAAGTGTCGCGTCAAGCGGATGACCGGTGTTTCGATTGATGAGTACACGGATTACGGGCCTTTCCGAAGATGTGGCTGTGCGTCCTGTCTGAAAATCACGGAGAAATACAATGACCCTGCGCGAAGATAGATACCACCGCGAGCGGGACGAGGCGAGAGTGGAGGTTGCGCTACTGAAGGAACTAATAGACAGTGCCGGTAAGCCTTGGCTGGCCCTACTCCTTGACCATCCAATCCAATGGGAGGGAGCGATTGACTCTGCGATGGCGGCTGCGTGTGACGAGATAAAGCGGCTGAAGTTGTTGGTTCAGGAAACGCAGTCGAGGTACGGAAAAGAGATTGATAAGGTGGTTGCAGAGCTAACCACAGCCAACGCAGTGTGCGAATTATTAAGGACCAACGACTACGCTAAAAACGCCTTGCATCATGCAATGAACGCTTGGCGAGCCACCCAACCCAAGTCCGACGCCCAGCATATCGACGAAGTGGCGACGCGGAAGGTTGTTGACGGCGTGGCCAGGCATGCGGGAATCGAGGTGGATGATGTCTGAACCGACGAGCGAAGGAACCGGCTGGATTCCGACCCAACGGGACGGAACGTACGATGCTCTTTGGGATGCGGCAGAAGCCAAATCACCAAGCGATGACGGCTACCACTTCGTCAAGTGCCCAGATTGCAACGGGACGGGAAAGGTGAGTGCAACGTAACCCCGTTCTCGGACGTTGTTATAAAGGAGATTTAAATGGCACCTAGCGATATGAGTTTAGTCGATGAACTGCGAAATGAAATCAAGCGGCTGGAAAAGGCGTTAGATGAAACACTTGCTGAGCGTGACGCCACTTCGGACCAATGTCAATCTATGGCTCGGCAGGCTGGGTGTAAAAAGGAGTGGTCAAATTTCCACGACCACACAACTTGCGTGCAAGAAGCGTTTGAGGCATTAGCTAACTAACCCACGTTCTCGGACGTTGGGAGGCACGGCGGCGTGGTGAGACACGCACAACGCAAGTTGGTGCTCTAGCCAGTAGGTGACAATCGTGTCAGACGATCGCAGAGTAAGTCGGCTCATACCCGGCCCGTGCCAGTGAAAGGAAAAGCGAGATGGGAGAACGAAAACTATACGGCTACTACTATGGATTCGATGCTACGGGCGTCGAAGAAGTAGATGCCATCTTGGAGGCGGTAGGAACTGCGGGCAAGGCGTATCACCTTACCGAGGATTGGTGCGAGCCATTGAGCAGCGATTTCCGCAACCTGAAAGAAGGCGAATCGTGCGCCGAAGGCATCCAGCGAGTCGCAAGCGAAGGTGCAGCCCTCCTACTCAAGATACACGCCGAGCACGCGGAGATGCTGGATCTTATTGAGACATGGCACCTTGGCGGCATGTTTCACGTTGCATCATGTATGCATGGCGCCTGTTTGTCGCCTTGCGCGCAGAAGGAAGTAGGTGATCTCATCGCCCGCATCGAATGGAAAGCCTGTAAGGCCGGGCACGTCGAATATGTAGACGAATGCGAGCACTGCCAACGTATCCCTTGGCAGTGCCCCAAGTGCGGCAAGACGGGCGTGGGCTTGGGCGTGCATACCTGTTACGTGAAAGGGGGTTCCGATGCCAAAGCGTAAGAATAAAATTGTCATTCGCTTGTGGGAGGACGACCTGTTCCTTGGGTTCTGGCGAGTTGCTTCCTATTTTGGCGACTACACTATTGATAACCATAGGAGCTATAAATCCAAGCCCTCCGCCCTCCGAGCCGCCAAGCGGGCACTGGCGAGGATACAGGCGTGCAAGGAAGTTGAGGTGGTTTGTGACGAGTGACTTATTGTTATTGCGAATTGCTGTGCCGCTGGTTGGCATATTCTATATCGCCATGCTGTTCTGGACGAAGTATCAGAAATACCGAGAAGACGAATGGTGGGGAGAGGAATTAACACGGCTCAAGAGGCACGGCCCAAAGGAAGAATATGAGGAGCGCCTTGCCGTATATAAGCAGCAACATGGAGGCAAGCGATGACTGACACCTGCGAGACATGCGGCGGAACGGGGACGATTGTTTCAATGGACCGAGTTAAAGCTGGTATTGGCCCGCCCCGACCCATACTTTGCCCGGACTGCAAGCCAACGAAATGCTTGTGCTGGGTGGTATGGCATCCAGTTAGTCCTACCTCAAGCAGCACAAGATACGTCAATCGCTGTAAGTGGTGCAAGTCGCCCGAAGAACGGATAGCGACGGCAGAGAAAGAGGTCGAACGGCTGAAGAATGAATTGCAGAGCCTAACGGACGCGGGTGGTTGAATGCTAAACAAAAAGCAATGGTTAACGCTATCCTGCTGGACACCTCCGACATGCTGACGGGGAATGACGACGAATTCGCCCGCAGCTTGCGGGAGCACTGCAAAGGTAAGAAGCTGACGAGGGAGCAGCTACAGGGGTTGGAGCGGCTTTACGCTGTGATTGGACACGATTGACCACCGCCCACCCGTCTGAATATGATACAGGCAAGGGAGTTCGGTAGCCTCCCACAACTTTACAGACGGGAGGCTCCGAGGTATGAGCAAGGACATGAACGGACGTATAGGCATCATTCTATGGGTTCTGGGCGTTATCGTTGCCGTGCAAGGGTGGACGGTCATGCAGATATTCACGTTCAACACGCGAGTCGCCATGATGGAATCAAACCGTTTCGATAACCAAGACGGTTTGCAAGTCTGGCGCGAGATCGCCTTGATACGGGCGGATATGAAATGAAATTCCCCGCTTGGCTCCTACCCATCATCGCCACGGCAATCATGGCGATTGTGGCTGGCGGGTTCAAGTTCTACGTGGATGCCGAACGCTTCCACGCGGTCTACGAAGATGAAACGGTAGAACGTATCGAGGACGACGAGGAACGCGACGCTAGGCTGGATTGGTTGCGTGATCGAGTGAACGAGTTACGAGGGGAGCATGGTAAGGAATTGGCCGGATGGCCAGAATTGGAAATTTGATACTTCCTGTCTAGCCCCGCAGGAATTGCCGTTCAACCGGCAGACACAGCGAAGTAGAGCATCGGTGGCAACGATTACGCTCGCTGGAAGTCCCGGTAGGGGCCAAATTGTTACAACCATAGGAGAATTGACGATGAGTAGAGACATGCAACAAAAGGTCGGGGCGTACGCAAAGATGCTGGGCAAGTTGGCGATGGTAACGGCTGTCGGTGGTGCGGGATTGAGCCTGATGGGTTGCGGCGCTGATGATCTAATCCGCGACATATTCGTTGCGCGTCTGGTGTCCTCGGAGGCTGGTGCTGACGGGACCAACGGCCTTGACGGGGCACCGGGCGCGGATGGTATTGATGGGGCCAACGGAGCCGATGGAGTCGATGGACTCCCAGGAGCCGATGGTACTGACGGCGCCGATGGTTCTGACGGCCTAGACGGCGAAGATGGCTTAGACGGCAACACAGACGGCTTCTTGGAGTTCCTAGAGGATTGCTACGTCATGTGCCCGCCAAGTTTCCGCGATCCCTGTGAGATTGTGTGCCCGGAATCGGACGAATCGGCTACGCGGTTGACGATTGATGATGCGAAACCTAAGGAGGACTAATGGCGACGTGCACAGACTGCAAATTGCGAGGCTGGTCAGAATCGACCGACGAAAATGGCGAGGCGGTTCGATTACAGGAGGTGATCGACCTTTGCCCGCTTCACGCGGCGGCAGGGGACATGCTAGGAATGCTTCGTCTAATAAGAATATATGGTTGCACTCCAAACTACGACAAAGGCGAACAGGAGCAACTCGACGCTATCATCGCCCGCGCCGAAGGACGTGAGACCAAGGTGGGGCAGGAAATAATCGGTAGTCTGAAAGGCGCCCTCGACGAACTCAAGGCGGGAACCCTGAAAGATTCGAAGGGACGACTGTTAAGGCCGAAGCAAAGCGAGACCGAAGACGCCAACCGGGGATAGAATCCGATGCGATGGCACGACGAACCGACAAACTGCATCCAGATTGGATTGAGCGTGGCGGCGACGCACGCGAATCTCGCAATAAGTCGAGAAACGCCAAGAGGGCACAAACCGGACAAGGGCGTTTCTCTGCTGATATCAACGAAAACACGCTTTTCTACCTCGGCAGGACGGTTGATGCGATGTCTGCCGCTTGGAACCGTGGGCCAATTAACAATAAAGTCGCGTCGTCCGGCTATTCAGACTCAAAAACCCCGGTTCTATCCTCTCACGGAAGCCTGTCTAAGCATGGCGACGGGTTATCAGGACTATCGCTACCTGAGCCATGCTGGAAGCGGTTCCAAAAACATATCCGCACCATTGCCAATCGCTGCGGATTATCGGTTACAATCAAAGAGCGGTATATTGATCCGCTCAGTGTTGTTTATGTAAAATTTTCTAGAAAGGAAAAATGATGGAAGCACTCATAGCTTGGCTTGTGAATTTGATTATGTCTGTGCTGCTCAGCGCATTCGGTATCGATCTTGATGTGTCGGGACTGTTCGCTGGGCTGGGACTGTAGGTATTTCCCTCTCCAGGGGCGGGTGGTTCCCTGATGGCTTGCTGCCCGCCCCGCTCCCATGAAAGGTGAAACGATGAAGCTACTTGGACCTTTATGCCGTTTACTATTACCTCTTGGCCGTTTAGTGCTACCTCTTGTCGCTATATGCGCGGCATCCGGTTGTATGCTCCACAGCAAGTACGACAAAGACCGTCAGGCAACTATGATCCAGTTCCGCGTTGGCATCGAAGAGACCAGCATCGTACACGGACACCTGAGCTTGCCCGCTGATGTCAAGATCGATGTGTTCTCCGACGTAGCGGTTATGGCTGTTGATGCGACGGTTGGGGGTGGACTATTAGACTCAGTGGTTGGCGGCGCGCAAGCCTTCCTTGCTTGGGTCTGGGGAACGGGCTGATGGGATGTCACAAGGTGTGGGACGGCGACAAATGGGCAGTAGTTTCGGGCGTTAACAACCCCTTGGATGCTGGCCTGTCGTTTGAAGGGGATATGCCTCGCAGGCGCGTGGCACTCTCCCGCGAAACCTGGATCAAGATCGGCGGAACAATCGGTCTGGTTGTCTACATGGCTGCGGTGTGTTTTCTTGCGAGAGGCGTAGGGTGACCCGCCGCAACAAATGGTTCGAGGCGGCGGTATGGGTGGGCGTTGTTGCCGCCGTCGTCTTGGGCATAGTGGTGTTCGCAAGCCTGGGCGGGTGTTCGCAAGCTGAACGAACAGGCTTGACGCAAACGTTCACACGCACCGCCGTCGAGACGGGGCTTGATCGACTTGAAACAAAACTATCACACTTCTTGGAACAATATACCCCGCCATCCACGCCAACCGAACCCGTGTCACCCCTCCAAGGGCTCGTCGGTGCTGCTGGAATGATGGCTGTCTATCTCGTTCGGAAGCGTTTCTTTCCCATGGGTAAGCGCTGATTTAATCGTCGCCGCAGCGTTCAGCAGGAGCTAGGCTCGATCATTCCCTAGTCCCGTCAGCCCGCGCCCGATGCGTTCAGCAGCAACCTTTTCGGCCTCGTCTGCCTGGTGACCGTTCACCACGACGTACTTGTAGCAATTGTGATAATAGCAGACTTGGGGTGGCTTATCCCAAATCGTGCATCCAAACCCACGACGTAGGTAGATGCAATCGCCGTTGTCGCGATTACGGATGCACTCGTTGCCCTGTCCATCCTTGACCGTATCGAAGTCTCGCGGGCTCTCGCCAGGTTGCAGCATGACCTTCTGGTGGTTCACGCAACAAGCGTGGCACTCTCCGCAGCGTAGTATTTCTCGACTCAAAAGTGTACTCCCATCGTCCCGCCGATCGTGTTGGGCAAGGGCTCCAACAACAAGGCGAAGTTGAACTTAGACTTTAGCGAGGCGCCGATCGACGTAGCCTCTATCGCCCAGCTTAGATCGTCGAATACGCCTTTAATCAAACCACCCGTATCGTCCGTCAACGTGTTGGCGCTGGAGCCAGTGTAGGTGACATTGAATCCATACGGCGAATCCATCCGCCAGGATTGGCCCTTGCCGCCCGGAAGCACGGATATATTCGTGAGCATCTTCTTGCCACGCCACGCCATGCCGCAAGAGCGGCGCTGCGAAAACGAGGTAATCGGCGCTGCCACACCTTTGGCGAAATGACCGAATACTGTTGTTGAACCTACAGGCAAGTTTCCCTGGATGCCGGTGTACGGTACAACGAACTCGTCGGCGTCAGACGCAAGGAGGACTGCAACAGAGATAAACGAATCGCGTGGCGTGCCGACAGTAGCGGTGGACTTCACAGTCAGGTAATCGCCATCCGCATACGTGGTCGTACCTGGCGACGTTATAAGGATCGTACCCGCAGCATCCGATTCGGTGTAATTGATTCTGTAACCAGCCCCCAGATCAGTCGTGTTCTTGAAAAGTTGCAAACGTCTACGGTGTGGATTCGGATCACCCTTGGGTGGGGTGGCGGTATTCAATCTAGCCGACATCGCAATGATTTTTCCGGTGTGTGGCAAGTAGCAGCGAGAGCCTACGTCAGTTGTGTCTGCGATTTGATAGTCACCGGCCAACGATAGGAATGCCGTGGAATTACCAATGGCCGTCGAACCGTCCAAGCCGGACATCACATAGGAGAAATCGTCGGCTGCGTTTCTCGTGTCCAGCAATGCGGATATGCGCACACGGGATGCCGCTGGTGTGCCGCTCGTAGTGCAACGCCATTCGTAATATGAACTTGTCGATCCGAGCGCCTGGTGGACAAGATCGGAACCAGTCGTATCGGTATCGCTGATGGTACAAGTCAGTGACGTTGATGATCCGTCTTTCCACAGCCGGAAAGAGCGTGACTTGCCCGCGCCAGGCGCGGTTTCTAGCTCGACGCGGAGACTCCGCACGAAGCTCGACACAGGTATCAGAGACTTCGCATACGAAGCGCCTTTGATGCGACCACCGACCAGGGCAAGTATGTCTGTACCGCTAGTCGACAGCGTGTCTTCGGTCTGCGAGAAGAGGCCGGAGCCGTGTCCGAGTGCCATCAATCAGTCTCCATCAGGATGCGGCGTGCGGCGGCGTCTTGAATCCCCAGTAGGTTGTACCATCTGTATAGAGTGTGATGAAGTACACCTTGCTTATGGTAGACAAGTCCGGTTCTCCTTCAGCGTCTGTCCAAATGACAGGAATATCTGTCCAGGCGATTGTGCGTGCCGTGCTGTCTTGAATCACCCGCACCGTCAATGACGAGACGCCTCCGGGGTTCGTAAAGTTCAGTGTGGTCACGTCTTCAGATAGGGTAAGTTTCTGTTTGTTGCCAACTGTCCAATCGAGGGTCAATACGCCGCTGCTAGACGTGTTCGCCGTCTCCGTCCCGAAATGAGCGTGCCCCTCCGTAAACGCCAGTATGCCATTGGTGAGCGTCAGGTTGCCCAGGGTGAGAACCAGATTGCCAGCCGTAAGAGTCGCCCCGCTCGCCAGGACCAAGGCGCCATCACTGTTGATACTGGCTACCTGTACTCCACCGGAATCCTGAACCTGAACCGCATTCACCCCCGCTGCATCGCCAAGTTGAAAAGGAATATTGGCGGCTGACTGTATCTCTTTCCCGTTAACGTCCAGATCACCGCCGAGTTGGGGCGTCAGGTCTTCAACGATGTTGCTTAGGCCGGTCAAATCTTCCGCCCCAGTGGCAACCACCCATTGCGTGCCATTCCATGTCTTGAGTACGGCCACTAGGGTTCCTCTCGCCAGATCAAGGAGCCTTCAACGTCGGCGTTGGCCGAGCCGCCGATTGGCCGAACAGCAAGAACAATCTCATCCACCGTGTTATCGATGGCAGCGCCGAGACGTAACGCGCTGCTGATTGTATTGCCTTCTGCGCCGCCCTTGTTGGCCGAAGCAAAGTGGCCGCCACCGATTACCGTGCCCCCCGTGACCGTGTTGGCTGTGGCGCCGGTAAATGTCTGTATGGCCGAGTTGGTTTCGTCGCCCCACGTTGGCGGACCAGCCACCGTGCCGTTGAGAATCAGCATCCATTCCAGAAACTTGCTGCCCGTATGTTCCGCTATATCCGCCGACACAATCTCAATGTCAGCACCCAGGTGCGTAGACTTGAGACGTATGCCAAGGATGGCGTAGATGATATTCTCTGTGGCCACGTCTACATGAGTGCCACCGGTAGACACGCAACGCAGCACGCCAAGCTCAGACTTGCCGCCCTCCGATATGACCGTTGAACAGAGATGGTCCATCGTCGTAGCTGCGCCCGTGCCGTCGTTCTCGATCTGATAGCGCAATGGCAAGTTGGGTGTGGACATATAAACCACGTCGAGCGCGTTGGCGTTTAGAACTTGATGGGCGAGGATAAATATCCCATCGATTTTGAAGCCAAATCGTATTCGCCCGACACCCAGCCACTCGAAATCGAACCAGAGTATCTGCGTCTTTGTCGGATCGATCGTCTGCCCCGACGGGCCAGAACCGTCCATCTTGTCCTTGTTCCACGACGATTGAGATATCGCCGTATCAACCGGCGTACCCGTGACGTTGGAACGAATCACAGCTTTAAGGGTTCCGTCGATGCTAGAAAAGAATATGCCATTGTCGTCATCGAATGCACCTACACTGGCCGTAATACCGCTACCGCCACCGCTCAGGAGTGTCGTCATAACAACAAGCTGCGATTTTCCTGGGTGGTAAGTGAAGCGCATAAACGTCTGGCGTGTCCGCTTGCCCGCCGTGTTGAGTGCCACGCCCATGCGTGTTCGTGCTGCGTTGACGCTATGCACGCTGGTCGTACCGCTACCGCTTTCCTGTTGGTCGTCCCAGAACAAAGGTTGATTGTCGTGGATTTGCTTGGAGTCGAATAGTGTCAAAGGCTGCGACACCCTGAGTCTGCTGAAGGCGTCCAGGTTGGGGGTGTCGTCGAAACGCATGGCGTTAGAGAATGTCATTATGATGAAACCGCCAAAATATGCCAGTTAGTGCCATCCGTCACAATCGTAATGTCGCTGTACTGTGCAGGAATCAGTATCGTCAGCGACCCGTCAATCGTCTCCGATCCGTTGGCGTCCACTGTGACCACGTTAGACGACGAATCAATCTTCTTGATGTCGTACTGCTTCCCGACAAGCGTAGCCGCCGCTGGCAGTGTCACGGTGAACGCACCGGACGAAGCGTCACACAATACGACGTCGTGCGTCGTGTCTAGCGTCTCGGCAGCAGTCAGTGTCGTGATGGAGCGTATGCCGATTGCCGTAGCTGACACGGAGGTATCGAGCCAGAGCAAACCCTTACGGGGTAGCGGTGCGGTTGCCGATACAACGACGGGTACGCGAGACGCAATGCCCTTGCCGCCAGAGGTTGTACTACCCGACTGACGTGCCATCGTAGACTATCCATTTAACACCTTCGCCTGCTACCGACACATCTAACCATACATCGCGTGGATCTTGTCCCGCTAAATTTTGGTAGTCCCCACGTTCGCTGGTAACGTGCAGTTCATCGCCTCGTGCACTTGACACATCCGACGTTCCGAAATACACCACGCCGGTATTGCTGTTCAACGCCTGAATGTGTAGCGTACCCACCGGCAACCCTTCCAGGTCCGCCAGCCGTTCGGCAAAGCCTATCGCCGTTACGGTCTTCGTTCCGTCAGCTAGTATCCGTCCGGCCATTACGCAGTCACCATCATGTGTCTACGGTCGAACTCGGTGGTTAGAGTATGAATGCCCTCGTTGGCAATCAGATTGCCCACATGGTCTGCCGTTGTTACCGTCTTGGCCGCAGTGCCCAGATCGAAAGTTCCACCCGTAGTGAGCAATGTCCCAACCGTGCTGGTCCCGTTGTGGACAATGGTCCCGCCGGTCTGTTCTGCGGTGGTGAGCGTGCCTGCCGATGATACCGGAATAGTGAGTCGTCCGCCCGCCATGTTTAGTGTGGTAATGGTACTGTTGACTGTCACCGTGCCCGCCGCAATGATTGCTTTCGTCACCGCAGACATGCCCGCCGTGAGTACCACCGTAGCGTCGTTGACGCTGTTGACTTGCCCGATTGCCAACTTGGTTATCGCGCCCATGTCACCTGCCAGCGTCACCATGCCGCGAAGAATGGTCACGTCGGTCATAGTGTTACCGCCAAGATCAACGATTGTATTGGCTGATGCCGTGGCGATGTAGACGCCGGTCGTGGTGCCTGAGCTATCTTTCAACCACAACTGTCCAGCCCCGTAATGCTCGACACGGTATCCCGCACCTGAGAAACTGACTGTGAGCGCATTGCCGCTACCACCGATGTTGCCGGTGTAGCCGGGCGTCACAACCAGCCCCAGCCAAACAGCGTTGGTAGGCGCCGTTACGTTGGTGTCAGCATCCACGCTGCCTTGATTGAAGACGGCTACATCAGACAAGGTGGGCACTGCTCCGCCAACCCAATTACCTGTCGCGTTAATGTCGCCGCTCGCTGCGCCTGACCATACTATGTTCGCCATAACTATTCTCCGTCCGGGTACTCGTCCCGTAAGTCCATGTATAAACCAGCCGTGGCTGGAAGTGCTAACAATCCTTGTTTGGCCTTGCCGATTTCACGAGCCAGAGGACCGCGAACATATGTTGCCCACCCCGTGACAAAGTTGCTATTCGACAAATCCAAAGTGCCATTGAGGTAAAGAGATATAGTACCGACCGTTACCGCTGACGGCGGCCTGTAATCCCATCGGGCGGCACTATGTATAGATACCGGAACGCCTACAAGCCCAGTTTGCACCCAGATCCCGCCGTCCATAACTACAGCCACCGTAGTAGCAAGCGTTCGCGCACTGGTCAAGGTACCGTCGATAACCCAGATAACTCCTGGCTCGTCAGCATGTTCGTTCAGGGTGACATTGGCTCGCTTGCCTGCCAGCACCAGTTGCGTTTTCAGTGATCCGGCTATGGTCACATTGCCGCTTTTGACATAAACGGTGAGCGCCTCGCCCGTCGATGTATCGCTATCAAGAAAAACGATCCCATTCCCATCCGTATCAACCAACGCCGAATAATCCTCGTCACCACCAACGCCAGCTCCACCAGCCTGCCAATAGAAGTCACCAGTGCCGCGTATGGTCAGGAACGACTCTTTATTCGTGGATGACGTGTCGATGTTGTGGATCAGTGGATTGCCCGACGCGCCGATATTCCCCGTGTACTCCGGCTGTGTGGTAATTGCCCGAAGCTGGTAGGTCGTAGACTCATCGCCACCATCCACATTGGCTTGCCCCGTGCCGTCGAACACGGCTATCTCGCCCGCCGCCGGAGCCGAACCGCTATCCCAATTCGCCCCTGTGCTCCAAGCCGTACTTACGTTACTGATCCATCTAACTATGTCGCCTGCTGCCATTAGGGTGACTCCTGTTCTTCCTGTTCTTGCAGCAATCTAATACGCTTTAGCAATTGAAACAACCATCGCTCCCCAGACTGGTCCGAAATAAACTCCTCATCAAGAAACATATCACCAATGACCACCCTGATTTCTCGAAAGGTCAATGCGTTTAGCCAGTCCATCCATTCGGAAAGGCATGGTTCCAAATCGGCAGTCGTCATCGACCCAGAGTTGTCAACAAATATCGGAATCGTTACAACATCCCATCGAGATCGCGCGATACTACGCCGCACAGTATCGATCACGGATAACGTATGATCCTTCATGCGTTGTAGAACTATCTCTTGGAACTCTGGTGACAACACAGCACATCTCTGCAACGACACCCAGTTGGTAATTTCGTTGAAATTGTCCGATCCCGGTTGGATCGTAGGACGAATAGGTATCTGACGCCACCCACCAAAAGCAGGAAGGAATGTTTCAACATGGAAAAAACAAATATGACTAGCGAGCCTCAGTGCTTCAATCTCAGCCAAAAACCCTTGCCAAGCATTGTAATCCTCAGTCCAAACAGCCAAATCGGCTTCGGTTGAAATCACAAACGGGAATCCCTCGATCGACTCCGAGGCGTATGCCGAATCTTCGTCAATAAAGACAATGGGCATAATGCTGCTGCGGGTCCATGGATTCCCGATTCTCGCATTTCGCGCATCACCTATAAACGCTTCAACAAATGTTCCACCGAAGTCGGTCTCAGCATCGAAAGCGTCGCCTATTTTTGCTTCAACTATTGGCATTACTCCACCGGATTCCAAACCACTGATACAGCGCCCCAGGCGCGTCCACCGTTGAGTTCGATATGTTTAGCATTCTTCACAATTCCTTCAATGTCTTTCACCTCCCGCAAATCAGTGGTAGTCGGAACAGTAGCCACAACATCACCCGGAAAGTATGTCGGCAAAACAACCTCGGTTTGGAATATCTGTATGTCGTCCACCGTTTGTATCGCAGTTCTCCGTAACCCATCTGCATCATTATAAAGGTATACCACGCCACCAACACCGCCACGGTCTCGCTGCCTGTTGGGTTGCAGCATAGTTGATTTCGCAACCACGATAGGAGCTTCTGGGTCTTGGTCGTTTTCGCAAAGCAAGTAATCAAATACCGAACTCTCAACAACAAAGAAATTGACCGCAACGCCCGCCTCTTCCGCTTCGGCAAAGCCACTAGGTAATACCACCTGCCCCGGAGGCGCCACGCCTTTTGTGAGCCCACGCAACATCTCAACCGGCTGGTTCCAGTGGCGAGCGGAAGGCGTGCTGCCCGCCCGCCAGTCGTCCAATGGTACTGCTAAGTTGTCGCCTACGTCAGCCATTATGGTCTCGGACTAATGCCGCCCGGTCCTATCTGAGTAACACGCAAACCAAAAGGCAAACCCGGAATATCTCTAAAGTCTGCCTCTGGATACACCTCCACCAATTTGATCGAACTACCGATTGGACCCCAGAACATCTCGCCGGGGTCAGGAACCGACCCATCCTTTTTCACGTACCGGGCAATCACATCCCAACCCAGTACCACCTTACCAGGCGCTTGCCTTCTAAATAAATCGAGCATCAATTGGTCAGTGGGTGTTGTCATGTCGGCGGCACGTTGGAATTGGTACGTCACATCGTACGTCAAGCCACCGTCATTACTGCTGCCCGACAACTCGGCGCAAAGCCATGTGCGACTAGAGTCGCCGAAAATGCCGGACGAATTGACATGCCCCACAAAACGAGACGCAATCAAACCGGGGCTTGCGTTCTCCCGCCTCTTAAATGTCACTACGGACATGGGAACTTGACGTTCAAGCGTGGCCACTTGGCGATCTGATATCCACTCGGTCGCTTCTTCGATAAGCGGTTTGCCCGTTACAGGATCAATCAACGGTTGCCCGTTATCCGTCAATACCTTTCCGCCATCAATCGGCAGAAGGAACCAGAGATCAACTACCTTGCCGTTACGGTCCACATTGAATTTTACCGTCTGCAACGTGGTACTGACTTCGATAGTCGGTGCAGCTTCCGGGTCGTCAGGGTTGTTGCCGGGGCCGCTGTCGGTGATGCCGTAAGTAACGATTACTTTGGCGGCATCAGTAAATCCATCAATGGGATCAGCACGCACATTGCTCACAGGCAACAAAGCCATAGCTGGATGCGGGTCGCCAATACGAGGAATGCCCGCCGCCTGCAACGCCGACCACATGGCGGCTTCCGGTGGTCCATCAATACCAGACACGATGAACGAACGATTGCCACTTGGGCCGTTATTGATGTCCACCGTCGCACTGCCACCATCAACGAGATCAGAAAGAACACCATCGATGACCACCTGGTTGATGGCTACGTTCGACTGCAATTCCTCTCTGAGCAAGGCGGCGTTGGTTCGATTGAACTCAATGATCTTCATTATGCCACGATCGCAAAACTGTTGATGTTCGATTGCCGACGCAACTCAAACAACATATCGTTCATCTTCTTTTCCGAGCCGGGATCAAACACAACCATCGGCTTTGCTTTGGTGCCTAACTGGGTTTTTAATGAGCCAGACAAGTTCAAGCCGGAAGCAGCCGTAAGTATCTGAGGTGTTCCACCACGAGGCAGAGCGAACGCCTTGTTCTTTGCTGGATTGAGTATATCTTCTCCCTCCTTCAACACCTTAAAGAGGTTTGCCATTTCAACCGTAGCGTCACCTGCGGAGTTTATCATGCGTTCGAGAAAAGCGGTCATCCTGTCCAAGTTGGCGTTGGGATTGGCGGCGCCGAGAGCAGCAATCTCTTTGTCGAGATTGTTTAATTCATTGACCAAATCTAGCTGCGCATCGCTAAGATCGCCCAGGGGCTTAACCGCCTCGCCAGCAAACGTCCGCAACTTGTTAGTAAAATCCTTGGTGAAGAAATCAAGAGCAGTAGACACCCCATGCTTGTCGGTAGGCCGATCTAAGAAATTAGCTATTGAAAGAGCCACATCGCCAGCCAGCGAGTTGGCACCCAACCCGCCAACCTTCCCGCCCTGCGGATCAAACCCAAGCTTGATGGCCTTAACTTCTCGTCGAAACACCTTCATCCGAAGGATTAGCGTATCCAAACCATCAAGCGTTCCGGCGATAGTAGTCAAAATGCCGAACATCGAATTCTTCAACGCATCGCTCATGTTTGGTATAGTTACCCCTAATTCTCTAAACGCACTATTGAGCAACGTCGTCCACTGCGCAGCCGCTATCACCATTTGGTTCGTCAATCCTTCGATGAAGAATCCCATATCCACAAAAGCCACTTGCGCTACCTTGGCTTGAGCCACAGCCCCTTTACCAAGCGATACCCCAAATTCCTTAGCTGCTTTCGCCGCACGCCTGAATCCTTCCGATCCCAGCAGCGCCATAACGCGAGCAACATCGACGCCTTCAATGTCGAGCAACTTCATAGCAATCGAAGTACGCTCAAACACGTTGGTCATCTTGGCGAGTTCGTCCGACACGTCGAGCAACGCTTGGAACGGACTGATCTTGGAAAGTCGTTGGGCATCAACACCCAATCGCTTCAACGCAAAACGAGCTTCACCGGTCTCGACTGCTGCTTCACCAATACGACGCACGAACCGTTGCATAGCCAATGCCACGTTCACGAACGGCACGCCCATCCTGGCCATGGCTACGCGAAGGGTTCCGATCTCTTTCGTTGTAAACCCAAGACGCGAAGACATGTCAAGCAGCGAAGCGTTGAACTTCAATTGCTTCTTGATGAGGAATGCAATACCACCAATCCCGCCACCAATACCAGCAAGACCGAGAATCGCATTTTTCAAACTCAAGACTTTACTGACAACGCTTTTGACGTTCTTGCCAAACGCCTTTAACGACTTGATCGCTTTCTGTATTCCAGAAAGGAACTTTTTGGTGTTGGCTGTTAAGGCAACGCCGAAGTGGGCTATCGTTTTACGTTTTGCCATGGGTTGCCTGTGAGATCCTGTACTGTTGCGTAAAGGCCATCAGCTTCTTACGAAGCACGTCTGACGACTTGCGTTTTGGGCGGCTGCTGAACAGAACAAAGTCAGACGGTGTGGCCTTGCCGTTCTTGCTCAACGCATTAACAATCACTGAGGCGATTACGCCGGAACGCAAATCGTCTCTTTCTTCGCCGAACGGCTCTACTCGAAAGTAAGCACACCATTCGAGAAACAGCCGTAATGGCATCCACTCAAGCATGCCGTCCACATCCCAGATACTAAGCTCTTTGGCGATCCGAAACGCCATCAGGCGATACGGATCGCTTCGGAGTTTTTTTCCAGTTCCTCGTCCTCGCCTGCGAAGCCGTTAAACTCAAGGAACGCATCCGCTATCTGTTTGAGCGTCCTGATTGGTGATTCGAGAAGACTGGTGTAGTCGGCTTCCGTGTAGAGCGATTTACCCTCGTCGTCACATGCTGCCATGATGACGGTGCGGCAAATACTCTCGTCGCCCTCCATCTTGTCGAGCTTGACAAGTATCTTAGCATCCTTAGCTTTCACCTCGCGGACATAGACATGCTCACCACCGTCGAGCATGACCTTGAACACCTTCGTTTCAGCGGATCGTTCTTTCAGTTTCTTGCGTGTGAACAGAGACATAAAAACCTTTCAAAAGTTACGCGGCGTCAGTCCAAGCGATGTCCCCGCTAAGTTTGAAGCTTAACGGCTGAGTGATCTTGTCATCCAATGAACCCGTTACGCCCATAGTAACTAATGCTGCATTCGTACAAACCCACTTACCAGCAGCGCCGGCACCCGTCTGCGGGAATGTCAACGTCAACGCCGCAGCCGTTGTCATGGCATTGGCAAGGTCCGTAATCAACTCGCTACTGGTATCATCAAAGTGAACCGTCACATCAAGTGTGCCCGGATCGTACTGGTCAGAATAGATCATCGTCTTACCGCCTGTTAATCCAAAGTAGGCAGTATCAACTGAAGCTTTCTCAATTCCAGACCAATCGAAGTCAAGGATTTCCAGACTACCAATCGCTGTTGCGAACGACAGAGTAACCGTGTTCGCTAAACTTGTATCACCAATTGTCATGATTAAACTCCGTCAACCCAAACAATGTTGCCACTCAACTTAAAGCTTAAAGTCTGTGTTATCTTGTCATCCAATGAACCTGCCACGCCCATACTGACAAGGCCCGCATTGTCCGCCGTCCAAGTAGCAGCGGAAGTCGCGCCGACTTGCGGGAAGGTCAGAATAAGCGTATCGACCGTCGTCATAGGATTCGCCAAATCGGTGATCAGCTCATTCCGCGTGTCATCGAAGTGAACGGTAATATCTAACGTCCCTGGATCGTACTGGTCCGAGTAGATGAACGTCTTACCGCCGGTCAGTCCGAAGTACGAGGTATCAACCGATGCCTTTTCGATGCCGGACCAATCGAAATCGAGCACTTCAATGGCGGTTAGCCCAGTTCCCCAAGCTAGCGTCGTAAGATTAGCTAATGCCGTGTCACCAGCAGCCATATCAAACTCCTTCTAAGTCGGTGCTGGTTTCGTTTCCGAATACCAGACACTCCAAAACTGTCGGAACACATGCGTGCCGACTTCACTGCCATCGGTCGGCTCAACATAAGCCGACGATTCGCTACCTAAGTGACAAGACTTGCAAGCAACCAGATTGCCGCCACTGCCCATGTCACCCACAAAGTTATCAAAAGCCGTTCGGACATCATTACCGAGATCCGTGGCATCAATTGCGTTGTCATCGAAACACTCAACCGCAATCGTCCCTTCCGCAAGACCCGATCCACCGTTCAGATGGTGCGTATGCTGCGCTGAAACCAAGTGCAATACGATCCGAGGCAACGTGGCACCTTGCCGCGCCAAAGACACGTATATCCTCGTCGAAGTCTTCGTCGTAATCGCAGCCGTCGCCTTCATTTCGACGGCCATCGCCGTCTCTACGCTCATCGGCCACCCGCAACTTTAATGAGATCATCGCCCATCTCTCTGGCCATTATGGCAAAACTTATATCGAGATTCTTGTCCACCGCATCACGGTAGATGCGGCGTGGTTTCAATGGGCCTCGACCACCGAAGCGACTTTTCCTGCTTCCCTTGTCGCCATATTCGAGAATGCCAGGGACGTACCACAATCCAGGTTCAGTCGAACGAGGTGGAGCCAACATCTCTCGCGGCGGCGTGGGGATACCAAGACCAATGCGGCGGCGACTACGCTTGAGCGTCACAGGTGGTTTAAGAGCCAACGCCTTAACAGCGGAAACAAACATACCCGTTCGTGGAGTAACGCGAGTCTCCACCATGCGAACGATATGGCCGCCCGTTCGTTTGGCCTGCTTTCTCATGGACGAGATGATGATCTTGCGTTGGATTCTCCGCTCCAAGCGACCGAGCTTCTTCTCCAACGCCTTGTCGCCAATCGCACGAATATCAAACTCAAGTGCCATTAGATAGACGATTCCTTTACCAAGCATTCTGTCATGGAATGCCGACCATCGACATCATTAACATGAACCACATTCAGCGCTCTCGTATTCTCATCAATCCAACGATACACGGTTGGATCGACGGCATTGATAAGAACCGGAACGTACCGGACAATCACCCGGTGCGTGGCCTCTGTCTTGCCCTGCGCCGCTTGCAAGAACTCCCTTCCACCCAACGCCTTGACTTCCGCTCGCCGCGTGGCGTCGTCTCCAACCACATTGGCCCACGCACGGGTAACGCCGCCGTTCGCCGCGTCCGTTTCCGTCAACGTCTGCAACGTCAACGACCGACGCATTCGCATCGGATTCGCCAATGACCTTATACGGCCCATCGCGTTTTCTTATTCATAATCTGATTCACCACCCGCGATAGCGAACTCATCTTGGAATCAGGATTACGTTCGTCGTCGTACATGGCACGGGTGACCCGCGCAACTAACTTTTTATATTCTTCCGGCACGTTCGACGCTGCGGCACCGAACCCCGCAACGAACGTAACCTTAACGGTGTTGTATGTTCCCGATTGTGTGTCCTTCCAATCTTCACTTTCAATCGGTTTGAGTCGGGCGGGCACAGACTTGAAGTCCGTCTGGTAAAGAGTCGAACTCCAAGTCTGTGCATCGCCGTTCTGATCCGTGTACGTCACCGAGGTGACGGAGGACACTGGATTGCGTGGGAAGACGATTTCGCTTCCGATAGACGGAAAACCATCAAAGTACATATCCCACGTCGTATTGACGAACACCACGCCAAGAGTCTTAACCATCTCTTGGCGTGCTCTTACGATCAGTTCGCCAATCAGCGTATCGTCGGTTGCTGTATCAACGTACATATACGACTTGGCCTCTGCTGTGGTAATCGGTTCCGCAACAGGAGCCGCCGTTTCATCAAGAACGGAAGGCGTAAACCTACGATGTGCCATCGGATGGCATTACCTTCCTCTTGCGGCGACCTTTCATTGTGGCCGTCTCAGCTTCCGGCTTAACGGTTGCCGTTTCGACAACCTCCGCCTTCTTCTCAACACGAACATCTTTGCCGTCATCGTCAACCAATGCCGCACGATTGTGCTTTAGTAGCCCAGCACCGAACTCGTCCGACACATCACAGACATCCCCCGCTTTATAGGAAACGCCTTTATGGTGGTAGGGCTTTCGCCATTTGATCTTCATATCAAATACTCGTCGTATCAAAGACTAGGGACGAATCTGTACCAGACACCTCGCCGTAGCGATTGCCAGCGCCGAGAATAACGGCGGAGATAAAGCTGGCCGCACCACCGGTAATGGTCATCACAGCCGCCACATGAGTGAATCCGTTGTCGATGTCCATGTTCTTCGCCACGTCGCAACCAATGACCACGGCCTTGCCGTCATCCGTTGCTGTCAACGTTGTATTCGTGGCGCCGGTGATGTCCTTATTGGAAGTACCGGAACTATCCGTGGCTTGTTGCAACTTTACGGCAACCGTACCAGAGATAACGCCCACAATGGCAACACAGCCCACTTGAGAGAAGTTGGCCACATTGCCCCATCCGCCTGTCGTAGCGCCCGTAGCGCCATCAACGGGGGCGATAAGGGATAACACCGCAACATCTTCTGCGATCGATCCAAGCAATTTAGTCATATCAAATTCCTTTCTAAACGCTGACGATCTCTCTAACCGCAGCATCATCCGATGAGGACACATCGCCGAAACGATTTCCGGCACCAAGCAGTATGACGCCAAACACGTTCGTAGTGCCGCCACTAACCACGGAAGCCGCGAAATGCGTGAACCCATTATCGACATCCATGCACCTAGCCACATCGCAAGACAACATGCCTTGCGTGTTATCTGTAGCCGCACCGAAAATCGCAGCAGTAAACGCTACAGCAGGAGAAAAGTCCTTAGCGCCAGTACCGGAACTGTCCGTAGCTTGACGCAACTCCATTTCTATCGTGCCGTTAGTGGCACCAAGAAGAAGAATCGCACCAACCTTCTTGAACTTAGCCGCAGAACCCCAGGACGTGACCGAAGTCGTCGCCGCGATTGCTGCTGGATCAAGCGCACCAAGAATGGCAACGCTTTCGCCGATTGCACCTGGAAAATCAGCCATAACCAACTCCTTTCTAGGCGGCAAGAACCACAAAGCCAGACAAAGTGACCGAACCGCTACGCGGAGAAATCGCACTCTCCCACATCGGTTGACCGCCCACACGCATCACGAACTTGAACGTGGTAATGTCCTGATCGAAATGCAAGTGGATGGACGAATCGGCACGCATCCCGCCCTTCTGGACGGCGCGGTACTGCGTCATATCCACCAAGCAGATGTCACCCTTGTTCGTGACCGCATCACACGTCTGCGTGTAGATGACCGGACGACCAAACAGCGTAGCAAACGGGGACGCCGAATATCCGCCTTGCGGTAAGTAAATCGGATAACCGCCGACGTTTTCCGTTCCTGCGTCGTTCTTAACGAGCCCCTGCATGACCATTAAATGTGTCTCCACATCCTGATTGGCAAGCCATACAGCGTTCTTTCGCCAAGGACCGTACAGGCGAACCCACATAGAACGAACTTCCAACTCCGCGACGTTGGTATCGGTTCGCGCAACCGCGATCGTGCCAGGCGCATCTCGGAAACCAAGTGGCGAACCAACGCCATCACCTTGGTTGAGCGCAAGATCAGTCTTGAACCGAATAGCCGAAGCCGCCTTACGCGACACATAACTATTCAAAGCGCTTGCATCCTTAAGCAGTTCGTCCGTGACCTTAACCATCGAAACCAGCTTGTTGGCGTTAATGGTTGATGTCTTGAGCGACGGCTTGCGTTCCGTATGTGTCCCGCCTTCGCCTTCCCACTCTGAGATAATGCCAGTGGTTCCCCACGGCGTAGCCTCGTCTTTGGGGTAGGTCATAGAATTGGTAGCGATGATGTCTGTTGACGCTCTCGCCAGCAGAGAGTCCTCGTCTTCCAATTCCGCGAGAATGGTAGAACTCATCGCCGGTGGAACGGCGTAACCACCATCCGTGCCAACTGCTTCAGTTCCGAACGTGGTCGCCGCGCGAGTCATAGCCTCAGACCGACCACCACCACGCTTTTCTTGGGCTACGTCGTGACAGAAGTGACCAAACGATCGAAACCCCCAATCAGGGTCTTTGATGAGGTTCGGCTGACCGATTACCACATTAGCGCCACGCGAAACGTCCGGCTTAATGACCCTATCGCCAGTTTCTACCGGCTCAACGCCGGGGTTCATCTGACGCTTAACGATGGCCTGCACTTCGGCCATCTGCTCTTGCTGCAATTCCAAACCACGAACAACGGTCAACGCTTCCGCATTGGCAGACAGTTCGTCGTTGGTAGGATCACGGGCCTCGACCTTACACAAGGCCGAACGCTCTGCGATCTCTTTCATCTTCTCGGCAATGCGATCTTGGATTCCAAGAATGTCCTTGGAAACCTTGTTTTCCTCGTCATCGTCGTCCATTACAAACTCCTATGGTTAAACAAAAAACCGGCACACATGGCCGGTTAAGGCCAACTGCGTGCCGGTTATTCCTTTGGAGTTCCCGACGAGGCACCGGACCGCCCTTTGGGCTATCCAGTGACGCGATTATTCAATTAGCTTCCTTGGATTATCTGCCCCGCGTAATACTTAGTCAAGCGAGCGTCTGTAGCCGCCATAATCTCGATTCGTTCATCCGGGGTCAACTCAACGGCCACCTTGGCTAAATCGCCCTCAGATAACCGCTTACGCACCTCTAAGACCTCTCGGCTACGGGCTTGGACCTCGGCGGCTGGATACGCTGGGAACGAAACTACGGACACATCAAATAAGTCCGCTTTGTGGATTTCCCGAACCTCCTCGCCGTCCACCGTTCGCCAGATGTCATCTACCGCGCGGAAACCGAAGGACATTTGGAACAAATCACCACGACGGACCAATTCCAGAACGTCATTGCCGACCGAGGTGTTTGGCGGGAATATCTCTGACCACAACCCAACCTTGTCTTCAACCAGGGTCAACGTGTCATTCTTAGTTCGCCCCAAGGTGTTCACCCCGCCCTGATGTTCAAGCAGCGCACGAACATCATCGCCACGCTTGAGCGATTCGGCAAAGGCGCCCGGCTTGATGATCTCACGGAAACCGCCGAGGTCTTCGCTAAGGGAATCAAACACAGCCGCGTGCCCGATCAAGCGCGTAGGATTCTGGCTATTCCCCTCGCCATCCTCAACACGCAACTCGCCATCTGGCCGATACCGATGCTCGATCACATTGATCTGCTCTTTCACGTTCACGTCAATAACTCCATAAGTTCGTCAACCTCTCGGCCAACTGATACATCCCAATCGTAATTCTCGTCCGCCTGAGCATCCTCCAATCGACACACAAGCCAACCCAAGACCGAAGTTCGTATTTGCGCCATTTCATCTTCATCGACGGTTTTGCCGTTGATAGACGAAACAAAACAAGCCGCCGCGTCTACCAGCCCTTGTTGTGCCCATGACCGGTGTTTCTCGCCTAGCGTAGCAAAGTGCTTACTTGCCATCTCTTTGCGATGTATCCGCTTCAGCGCATCCGACAGTATCTTAACCGGAGCAAATGACTTCTGCTCACCCTCTACAGCCCCATCTTCCCCGCTAGTTTTATCGTCTTCGTCCTGGTCCGGTTCTGCTACAGGGGCGGCACCCGGAATCGTCTCGCGTTCCAGTATAACCTCGATCGGAACCATCTGAGCTTGAACCATATACGTGTCGCCAACCTTGCCAATGCCGTTAAGGTCAAGGAACCGTCGAACATCATTCGGCGACAACCAACCACCACGCACGCCAATCGAGAACGCCTCCTGCTGCGCCTTCATATCGCCCTTGAGTAATGCATTCGTATTGATTCGCGAAAACAAACCCCGCGACTTCAGCGACCGAGGCATAAGCTTGACATCTACCTCTTGTTCGATCTTCACAATCCATGGACGCAACGTATCGGTTACGAACTCGATAGACTGGTGTTCGATATTGTTGAATGTCGCCTTGTCAAGTAGCCCAACCTTATGCGGTGGACAACGGAATGCGCGAGCAATCTCTTCAGCTTGGAACTTGCGAGTCTCTAAGAACTGGGCGTCTTCGGGCGGCGTACCCGTAGCCTGCCACTTTAGACCGCTGTGCATAATGATTGGCTTGAGCCAGTTACCGCGACTGAGCTGATCCCGATACGATTGCTGCATTCGATCGACCGTATCATCGTTAAGCGCCTCATCAGTTGAAACAATCGCACTAGGATGGGCGCCGTTACCAAAGAAGTTGGAACCAAACTCCTCGGTGGCCATCGCAAGACCCAACTGCTGCCTCATGTAAGCAACTACCGAATACCCAACTAAGCCATCAAAACCAAGACCCTTGATATGAAGTACCTTGTGGGCGGGCAATGTGGCTTCGCCATTATTAAAGTCGTAAACAACCTCGCCGCGTTCAGAACGCATCACCTGAATACGGTCGGGCGGAAGTATCCATAACGCCAAAACCGTCCCGCTAGTATTTCGCTCTATCTCCGCGTACGCATTACCCCAAATCAAAACGTGAGCGACAATAGTCTGCCAAAAGTCAAACGCCGTAGTCTCGCGGTTCGGACGATGGCCAATGACAAAATCGACCGGATGATCCCTTTCACGAACCTTATCGCCATTCGTCTGTTCACGCATTACGTGAAATGGCAACGAAGCAATCGTATCGCTAACCAACCGAACACAAGCCCAGAAGGTGGAAACGGTCAACGCATTGTCGTGCGTAATAACCGTAGTAGACTTGGACACAGGAGACGACCAAAAGCGGACCTGATTAGGATCAAGTCGCAGCAATCGCCGCACAAGGTGATTGATTCTCATAATGTGCTGAACCCCCGGTCCTTGGAATAACCGAATGCAGGCTTCTTGTCTTGGATCGCTCGACCCAATGCCATAACCATTGCTACCATGCCGTCAACCTTGGCTGTAGATTTTGACCTATCTATTTTTACGTTCCCCTCGCGAGAATAGCAAGCAATGGCATTAGACGCCATCCACCGCATCACCCGATTGCCGCCATGGTACAGCTTTCGAGCAGCGATCAGATTTTCCATCTCTGAGCATGGCGCCGCCATTGCGGCATGAGTCGGAGGAAAGTCAATCATCTTGAATCCGTCCTCGTGCATCAACTCCTGCGTCAATTGGCCACCCTGGAAGTAGCGGTCAACGGCAATCTCATGGATCTTGTAGTCCGAAGCAATCTCATTGATCTCTTTGCGGATCTGCTGATAACTGATCTCCTCGCCCGGAGTCGTCCGTATCTCGCCACGAGCCACGAAGTCGACGTAGGGTGTTTTGTCCCGTTTCAATCGAACCGTCTCATCAGGAACCCAGAACCATGCAAGAACCTGAAACCCGCCATCCGGCTCTGGGAACATTAAAACGAACGCATTGCTGTCACTGACTGCCGCTAAGTCCAGTCCAGCATAGCACTTACGACCTTTCAGCTTTTCTGGATCCACCATCATAGCGTCGCCACATTCATCCCAAGCATCCATGTCCACGTATCGAATGTCTGTCTCCGTACGAAGGTTGAGGTGTAGTCGCTTAAACGTGTTTTCAAACGAAGGGATCTCACAAGCTTTCTTGTGGGCGGTGCGAAGATAATCAATGCCCACGGACACCCCGATGTTCGGATTCGCCTTTCGCCACACCTTCTCGTCGTGCCAATCATCTTTCTTGTCACACTTGTATATCACAGGCAGAAACTCGGAATCGTGGATAATGCCCTCACGGACCTTGATGCCGTATTCCTCGATCTCATTACAGATTGAATCCGGCCTCTCGTAGTCAGAAGTGGTGATATAGATCAATAAGGGCTGACGCCGAGCCGCCGTCGAGGTCTCGAGAGCGTCCACAAGGCCACGATTCGGCTGAGTATGCAACTCATCTACCACCGCGCCGTGAGTATTAAACCCCTGAGCAGAGTCCGCATCACACACAATCGGACGATAAGTAGAGAACCCCCACGACTCATCCAACTGGATCGCCTTGCTCTGGCCCTTGAATATCTGGCACATATCCTTCATCTGGTCGTCGAACAAGACCATCATCCGAGCGTGCTCAAACACTAAAGACGCCTGCCGGTACTCTGACGCCGCGCCATACACCTCGGCCCCAAACTCCCCATCTTCACAAAGCAGAAGCAAGACCAAGCCAGCCGCAAGGGGGGTCTTCCCGTTCTTGCGACCGACTTCAATCATGGCCCTTCGGTAGCGACGAAAGCCCGTATCATCACGCTTCCAACCCCAAAGGTTTCCCACCAACGCCTGCTGCCAAGGCTCTAGGTTGAACGGCTCGCGTGCTTTGGTTCCCTTGGCATGGCGAAGGCGTTGATGAAAGAACTCTACCGCATGGATGGCCGCATGAATGTCGAAATAACACCCCTCAGACTGCTCCCATGGGTCATACCCCGGAATCAGGGTCCGACAGTATTCCTCAAGCTTGGCCTTGAAGACCCGCTTAGACTTGACCGTGGGGGCCGGGGGCTTGGGTGGTACCTTCTTCTTTCGATGGGAATCACGGCGAAGGGCGTCCGCTTTCCTCATCTTCACGGCTATCGAGGAGTGCTTGGGTCTTCCGGCGCCCTTCCTCCCTGCTTGTTTTGTGGGCGTGGCAACGCTTGCAGAGACCTTGGAGGTTTTGGAGCGACCACGGGTTGCCCCCTTCCCAGAGCGGAATGATGTGGTCAACATCGGCAGCCCAACGGGGACATCGGTAGCCTGCACATTCAGGTTTAGCCGACAAGAGCCGCTTTCTAAGTCGCTTCCAACGGGCTGAATCATATATGCGCTTCCATTGGCGTTCTGGACGAATACGCCGACGAACCACCTGTCCAGGGCGGTGCCTTTGCGGTCGCATGATGGGTTTTTGGCCGTCTCCCATAGTCGAACCCAGTTAAACCGCGCGTCCGAGAAGCCAAACCTTACCGCTAAATCCTACGTCACATACCCTACATTGGCAAACTTACCCAGAATACCACCAAAAAACTGCACGCC